AACCTTCAATGAGGATTTGCTTAATGTTATCTAGCACAATCTATTATATCCTATGTCGGGATATTAAGCAAACATAGATATTACATCCAGTTAGACATTAGTGTGTGTGTCACACATGTTATGTCTTATAGTGGTTTGGTATTTCTATTTTCGGCTTTGTTAATTCCCGCGGAAATTTAATCTCATATGATGATATAATTTGTTTACAATGATGACGGTAGAAGACTGGGCGCGATTAATACTTACAATTCTTTCAATACTTGGTATTGTCGGTGGAGGAATTCGTTGGCTCGTAAAGCATTATTTAAACGAACTTAAGCCGAATTCTGGATCCAGTTTAAAAGACTCCGTTAATCGCTTAGAGGAAAAGACTGACAAATTATTTGACCTTTTGCTTGAACATCTTAAAGATCATTCTAAAAAATAATTTACTATATATTATATATAAAAGATATTTTAAAAACTTTACTTGCTAGTTATTCTTTTTCTTTATATTTTTAAGTATACACTATCAATACCCTGGATTTTACAGTTTATACAGCAACCAACATAACTATTTGATAACAATTATTTTTATTGTCTGGTTTATAACGTTTTGTTACAATTTATACTGTTTATAACGTTTTGTTATAATATGTCCTATTTGTCCTAATACAATGTTATAATTTTTATGCTGGCACCTAGATTCTAACCCCCACCCCACTGCGTCTAGGTGTCCAGTTTTATTTAATGGTATAATCAATTATCATGTGTGCTCCTACAATAGAAAAATATGGCGCCTCGCCAGCAAATATTCAATGGACAGTAGTCCGTGGAGACACAGCAACCCTGCTTGTAGAGTTTTTAGAGGACGATGAAGTAACTGCCTTTGACTGCTCCGACTGGACGTTTAGAGCAACTGCCTACGATCCAATGGGAAATGTATTAGATAACTTAACTGTAACTGTTGATGATAATGAGGCAACAATTACTGCTCCCGCATCAGTCACAGAGGACTGGGGAACGGGATACAGTCAAGTAGCAGCAGAACTAAGATTTGACCTTGAGGTAATCATAGAGGGTGGAAGTGGACCAAATGCAGACACAGTTTGGACTCCAGTTATAGGAACCATATGTGTTTTAAGTGATATGACTCCAGGTTTATAATGCCAATAGTAAAAGTTTCAAACCCTACACCACTACTTCCGCCAGTAATTAAAATTGGCAAAAAAATATTTAAAACTAAAATAAAGTAGTTAGGATAAGTCATGGCTAAAAGCATGGACTTTCCTAAAAAGAAAAAATATTTAGAAACAATACAAGAAGTTAGAACAACTGAGTATATTGCCGTTCCTGGAATTACTGGAGAAAAAGGTGATGTAGGACCAGCAGGTCCACAAGGAGAACGCGGACCAAAAGGCGATAAAGGCGATAAAGGTGATATTGGTAGGCAGGGTCCACAAGGAGAGCGTGGAGAGCCAGGAAGGGCAGGGGATGGATACGATAGCCCATCTGGTCAGTATCCTGGCTGGGCTTATTATGCAAATAAAAGTACGCAAACATATAGGCTGGGTCCAGAAAGAGGAGAGGATGGTTGGGTAAATTTTTTCTTAGATATAGACGAATTAAAAACCATTCAAACTTATTTACCAAATAAATCTGTTTCCTTATTAAATACAACAGCAAATAACATAAATCTAAAAACCTTAAAGGTTGGGGCTAAAGTAGAAATTAGATATGATTTTTCTTTAGAGACCTATGCTCCGAATACAGAGGTTTGGATCAGAACTCTTTTACGAGATGAGGATCTTTCTCCAATTGGATACGTTGGTTTAGTCAAGTATCAGTACTCATACGATATCTCATATTGTCAAACCATCTTTATCAATAGCGACAAAATTAAAAACTATGGAGGACAACCTCAAATCAGAACTGACAATGAAAGTTCTTTTATTTTAAAAGGCATCTATGTGTCAGTGTCTTAGTGGTATAATTAAGCAGGAGGACTAATGGCATTTCCAGGCACATATAATTTTAATTACTACCGTGGTGATAGGTATGAATTTGTAATCCGTCCAAAAACTGCAAACGGTGGGGCTTTTGATTTAACAGGATACAGCGCAAACTTTTTTGTTGCTAGTGCAAGAGGCGAAGGTAAAACTCAGTATGAAATGCAGGCTGTTGTTGATGGTTCTGCAGACACTGTAACTTGCACAATCCTACCAGGCGCAGGAGAAGAACTAACTGCTGGAAACTATGTCTATGATGTTCAAATAGATTCTGGTGCAACATTAGTCTATACACTTTTAACGGGTACTGTAACAGTAACAGATGATATTTCTGGAGCAGATGATTCATAATGGTTGACGTATTACTTAATACCGACGATGTTGTTGTTATAGGACCACCAGAGTCAATTGATCTGTTGGTTGATATTGGACCACAAGGAACTCGTGGCAGTAAATTTATTGTTGGCTCTGGAGAACCTAATGCACTAACAGCAAGTGGTGTTCTATTTGGGAATACCTTAATTTTAAATGATATGTATATCAATACCGCCCCAGGAGAAAATTATGGATATATGTATCAATATATTTCTCAAGCAGGTGCAAATACTTGGGTTCAGGTTTTAAAAGTAAGTCCAGCAATCTATTCGGCTGTAGAGACAATTTCATTTACGTCTGGTGCAGCATCAATTACGATCCCAATATCAAATATAGTAACAGTTAGTGGTTCACCACTTACCGCTTCAAATTTCAACGTTCAATTCAGAATTGAAGGAGCAAATCCAATTGCATCAGCAATGGAGATTCCTGCTTTAGCAGGGGCTGGAACAAACTTAGTAATAAATTTTGACGCAATTCAATATAGCGGTGGTACTTGGTCAGCACTTACTGGAAGTAAGACAGTCCATCTATTTATCTCTATAGTTTAACAAAAATGGTATAATCTTTATAGAGGTGACCACATGGCTGTAGAAAACATAGGAAATTTAGTACCAACTAAGATTCCAGCATTAATTGATGATGCTAATATTCAGGATGCTTTAAAAGCATATCATTATGGATCGTATGACTTTGATACCGCAGAAACCAATACAGCAAATCTTTTAAATCCATCTATTGCTTACACCATTACTAATTTACAAAATCAAATTACTACAAAGGCTGCTTTAGAGGTTGCAGCAAGGGATAGTTCAAGGGCAAGCACAACTGCTCCTACCGCAGCAGCGTTTACAGCATTTTCTAATACAATTCCAGATGGTTATATTTGGTTAGATACGGATTCATCAGCAGGTGTTGGATACTATTCGGCAACTTCTGCATATACAACAACTGCTCCATCAACAAATTTAGCAAATGGTCTTATTTGGATTAAAAAGGGTTCAAGTCCACTTGAAATGTATGTCTATAATGGCGACACTAGCACATTTGATCAGGTGGTCTAATGCCTACGGTATTTGATTCAGACGGCAAGGCAGCCTACGTATATAATTCAGCAAATGATACTTGGTATCAAGTTTCTGGAAAAACAGATATCTCTGGAACATTTGAATGGACTGGGCTTCATACTCATTTATCTAATTTAACTGCTACGGAAAACTTTACAGCAAAAAAAGGCATTAATAATTTTCTTAATCCAGCAGCAAGGGATGCAGCAATTCCATCCCCTACTGAAGGAAGTATATGTTTAATCAGACAAAATTCTGGGGGAACAACAATAAATGAAATTCAAGTTTATATTAGCAGTGCTTGGCGAACAGTCTTACCTTCTCCAACTGGACAAACAGATAAATATCTAAAAAGTGATGGTACAATATCCGTATGGGAAACATCACCAGATGTTTTAACACAAGTTTTCTTAATGATGGGAGGATAATAAATGCCAACAACATATAAGGTGCTTGGACAAAGCAATCCAAGCGCAAACACACTTACATCACTTTATACAGTTCCATCATCAACTTCAGCAGTTATCTCAACTATAACTGTTGCAAATCTTGCTGCAAGTTCAGGAACTTTTAGAATTGCTGTTCGCCCAGCAGGAGAATCAATAGCAAACAAGCATTATATTGCATATGATGTAACTGTTGCAGCACTAGATTCTATGACATTAACATTGGGCTTAACACTTGCAACAACAGATGTAATCTCTGTATTTGCTTCATCAACAACATTTGCATTTTCAGCATACGGATCGGAACTTTCATAATGACAGTTAAAAGTTTGAAAAACGGAGTACCTATAGGTATTCAGTCAACAGGTGTTACATCAGTTGCAACACCATCACCACCAGATGATGCACCAGTAATTACAAATGTTGAAGCAACTGCATGCACAGTTACTTTTACACCAACTGCAAAAGGCGCAACTGCAACATCCTTTACTGCAACATCAAGCGCAGGAGGATCAGTTACTGCTTCAAACAGCCCAATTTCTTTAATTGGCCTACCCGCATCCACTGCACAAACAGTTACAGTAACAGGAAATAATGCAAATGGTAGCGGACCACAAAGTCTTGCATCTACTTCTTTTACAACTTTAAGTCCATATACAATTGGAATTGACTTTGTTGTTGCTGGTGGCGGTGGCTCAAGCGGTAACTCAAGCAGCCCAGGTGGCGGTGGCGGTGCAGGAGGATACAGAACTAGCACTGGTACAAGTGGCGGTGGAAGATCAGCAGAATCAACAGTTTCTATAACTAGCGGAGTTCCTGATGGAGTAACAGTTGGAGCAGCAGGAAGTAGTTCAACTTTCTCAAGTATTACAAGTTTCGGTGGATCGGGCGCTAGCGGTGGTCAAGGAGGAACTGCTGGTAATGTTGGCGGAACAAATATTGGCACTGGTTATGCTGGTGGCTCCTCTGGCCCAACTGGCGGTGGCGGTGGCGGATCAGGTGGCGTCGGCGGTAACGGTGGCGGTGGAAGATATGCTACAGGTGGCGCAGGCGGTGCTGGATTAGCATCAACAATTACTGGTTCTTCAGTAACAAGAGCAGGCGGTGGCGGTGGCGGTGCAGGTGGCTATGCATTCAATAGCGCTGGTGCAGCACCTTCTGGTGGCAATGGTGCAAACACTGGAAATGGTGGACAAGGACAGTCTGGATATTATTCTCCTGGTACATCACAGGGTGGCGGGTCTGGAATAGTAATTATTCGGTACCCAGCAGATAAAGTTTTGACTGTTGGAGCAGGATTAACATCATCAACAGCAACTGTAAGTACAAATAAAGTTACCACCTTTACGGCTGGAACTGGAAATATAAGTTGGGGATAACCATGGCACACTATGCATTCTTAGATGAAAATAATGTTGTAACAGAAGTTATTGTTGGCATTGATGAGTCTGAACTTATTGAAGGACTAGATCCTGAGACTTGGTATGGAAACTTTAAAGGTCAAACTTGTAAGCGAACATCAATTAACTCATGGGGTGGAAAAAGACTAAATGTAGAAACTGGATATTTTTCAGAGCCTGGAGCATTTAGAAAAAATTATGCAGTAGTAGGTGGAATTTACAATGAAGAAAAAGATGCTTTTATTTCTCCAAAACCGTATAATTCTTGGATTTTTGATGAAGAAATGTGTGTTTGGAAAGCACCAGTTGATCAGCCAGACATAACTAATCCATGGATTTGGAATGAAGAAACTCTTTCTTGGGATGAATTTCCTTTATAAATAAATTAAAAAAAATACCCCCAAAGGAGAGTATCCAATGGGGGTTATTTTTTTATTAAATTTATGACTTACATGGATATTTGTTGTACCACTCCTGATATCTTTTTCCATTTATGGAACTCCACGAAGACCAATCTTTTCCACCCTTAGTCATGTGAAGAGCAATTTGAGCATTAACTACTGGATTCAATAACTCAGCATTTGAATCTAACTCAAATTTTTCTCTACGATCCGACCCTAATTCTCCAAGCATATTTATTTGAAATACACCATAAGAACTGTCTCCAGTTTTTACATTGCCATTAAAAGCAAGAGGACGACCGTTAGACTCTGCTTTAGCAATAGCACAAGCAGATCTCAATGTCTTTCCTTCAAACCCTACATGACGTAACATATCCACCAGTTGCTCATCAGTTAAATTATGAGCATTTTCATACTTTTCTAATTTTTTCTCTTTAGAAACCAAAAAGGCCACCTTTTGGGTGGCAGACTTAAGGGACTCTTTAATTAGTAAGTTGTTTTCGTTTGTTGCATTTGCGGTAGCCGAAAAAACAGTACCACAAATAACCAACGACAATA